ACTATATATGGAAGACAACGATCAACAACGATTTGAATCTGAAACAGGAGAAGAAGCTCACTACTGGTTCACTTTGTCATCTTTTGCTGACCTGGTAGAAGAGCATGGAATAGAAAAAATGATAAAAGATGTTCAATACATTGTCTTAAATAAGGGACGAGCCAAGGAAAAGGAAGCATGATATGATCTATACCTTAATGATTTGGACAGCAGTATCAGGTGTCACACCGTCTAAAGCTGTGTTCGACTGGCGGTATCTTGGAGGGTTCCAGTCAATGTCTTTGTGTCAAGATGCTGCAAAGGTGCTAGGAATCAATAAGAACCGTTATCGGTGTGTGCTCAGTAAGGAGAAATAGATGAGTGATGGCGGGAAGGGGTCTGCACCTAGACCAATACCTGATAGAAAGAAGTTTGAGGAAAACTGGGATAAGATATTTAAACCTAAACCTAAGAAAGAAGACAATGGCAGAACAACTAGCAGTCCACCAACCCTGCGATGATTGCGGATCAAGCGATGCACTGGCGGTCTATGACTGGGGTACTAATTGCTATGCGTGTGGCACAGCTAAGCAGTTAAAGCAAGATAACTACAATAAACCACAATTAACACAAGTTAAGACAATTATGACTAATGTGCATGACATGATTTATTCTTCGGTCACCGATCGTGGGCTGGTACGAGATACCTGTATCACCTACGGCATCGGTGTGAAAGACAATAATTACTTCTTTCCGTACTACAACGAGGACAGCCTGGTAGCGTATAAGAAGCGTAGTAAGGAAGATAAGAAGTTCAGTATTGAGGGTGCATGGAAGGAAGGACAACTCTTTGGTCAACAACTCTTTAGCAAAGGTGGTAAGTATGTCACGATTACAGAAGGTGAGTTCGATGCTGCGGCGGCGTATCAGATGCTCGGTAGTCGCTATCCTGTGGTATCTGTTAGGAACGGTGCGGCGAGTGCGCTCGCGGATTGCAAGGCGCAGTATGAATGGCTTGACTCTTTCGAGAACATCGTCATTTGTTTCGACAATGATGAGCCAGGTAGAACCGCCGCTAACCAAGTGGCTGAAGTCTTTGGAACTAAAGCCAAGATATTTAAAGGAGCCAAAGACCTTAAAGACTCCTGCGACTACTCGAAAGAAAACAAAGGAAAAGAGTTTGTAGACCTATGGTGGCGTGCTGAGTCGTATACACCTGATGGTATTGTGCATGGGATTGGATTGTGGGACTTGGTTAATCAGCCAGTAGAGAAGGCAGAAGTCCTGTATCCTTATGTTGGTATGAATTCGCTCACTTACGGAGTAAGGCATGGAGAGTTGGTTACGGTCACAGCTGGTTCTGGTCTTGGTAAATCTCAGTTTCTTAGAGAGATTGTTTACCACATTCTTCAAAACAGCGAAGAAAACATTGGATTGATGTTCTTAGAGGAGTCTGTAAAGAAGACTGCTAAGTCTCTTATGAGTCTGGCAGCTAATAAACCGCTACACTTACCTGATGTGGAGACTAATGATGATGAACTTCGTTCTGCCTTTGATGCTACTCTTGGGACTGGTCGGGTGTATCTATTTGACCATTTTGGGAGCACCTCAGTCGATAACATTGTTAACCGAGTTCGGTTCATGGCTAAGGCGCTCAACTGTAAGTATATTGTCGTGGATCATATCTCGATTATCGTGTCTTCTCAAGAAAATGGAGATGAGCGTAAGAGCATTGATGAAATTATGACCAAGCTGCGGATGCTGGTGCAAGAGACAGGGATTAGTCTCTTTGTGGTGTCTCACCTTAAACGCCCTGATACTAAGGGACACGAGGAAGGCGCTGCTACATCATTGTCACAGTTGCGTGGGTCTGGTTCCATTGGACAATTATCTGACATCGTGATAGGATTGGAGCGCAACGGGCAGAGTGATGATATTAAAGAACGGCATACAACCAGGGTTCGGATTCTTAAGAACCGCTTTAGTGGACTCACTGGCCCTGCCTCTAGCCTGTACTATGATAAGATCACTGGACGCATGACTGAAATCTTTGAGGATAAGACCTTGTGAGAATCGCACTTGATTTAGAAACGAACCTAGCACATGATAAAATTTGGATTTGTAGCACTTATAATGTTGATACTAAGGAATCTAAGAAATGGTTAAGCCCGACAAACGAATTCCAGAACTATATTCAGACAGCGGATCTGTTGATAGCGCACAATGGCATCAGCTTCGACTTTCCAGTACTGAACAGAGTGTGGAAGATTCCGATTATGAGTCAAGTACGGGATACACTGGTTTTATCAAGACTAGCAAACCCAAGCAGGGAAGGGGGCCACAGCCTGGGGAAGTTGGCTACACTCGTAGGAAGAACCAAGAAGGAATTCGACGATTTCGACGGGGGCTTGACGGAAGAGATGGCTGAATACTGCCAGATGGATGCAGAGATCTGTGGTGAGTTGTATTTGTACCTGTTAAAAGAATTAAAAGGGTTCTCTGAGCAGTCCATAGAGTTAGAGCATAGGGTGGCAGCCATTATCAGTAAGCAAGAGAAGCAAGGCTTCCTGCTCGATGTGGTGAAGGCTACTACTCTGATCGCTGACTGGAAGTGTAGGCTGTCTCAGATCGAGGAAGAGTTACAGACTATCTTTCCACCTATTGTCACTGAGCGTACATCAGAGAAGACAGGTAAGGTCTTAAAGGATAAGGTAGAGTACTTTAATGCAGGATCTAGGCAGCAGATCGCTAAGAGGTTGATGGAAAAGGGATGGAAACCCACTAAACACACTGAGAAGGGAGCAGTCATTGTTGACGAATCAGTTCTTTCAGGAGTTGATATTCCAGAAGCAAAGGCAATCGCAGAATACTTATTGCTTCAGAAACGGGTTTCTCAGGTTAGCTCCTGGCTTGATGCTGTACAGCCGGATGGGCGTGTTAGGGGTAAGGTCATCACCAACGGAGCAATCACGGGAAGGATGACACACCATAGTCCTAACATGGCGCAGGTTCCAAGCTCTCACAGCCCTTATGGGGCAGATTGTAGGGCTTGTTGGACAGTGCCAGAGGGTAAGGTACTGGTAGGGGCTGATGCAGCCTCTCTAGAGCTTCGTATGCTTGCACACTACATGAAGGACGAGGATTATGTTAGAGAAGTCGTTGAGGGTGACATCCACACCAAGAACCAAGTTGCTGCAGGGTTGGAAACTAGAGCGCAAGCGAAAACATTCATCTACGCTCTACTATACGGGGCGGGACCTGCCAAGATCGGGAGTATTGTTGGTGGTTCGTCAAAGGAAGGTAAGGAACTCATCAATACTTTTCTTCGGAACACTCCGAGCCTCTTACATCTTCGAGAAACGGTTGAGCGCATATCAGTACAAGGGACGTTACCTGGTCTCGACGGTAGGCAGCTACAAATTCGTTCCGCACACTCGGCGCTTAACTCGCTCTTACAGAGTGCTGGTGCGATAGTGATGAAGCAGGGGCTGGTGCTGTTAGATGGTTACTTAGAGAAGTACAGGATTCCTGCACAGTTTGTAGTTAATGTGCATGATGAGTGGCAGTTAGAGGTAGAAGAGAGGCATGCCGATGCTGTTGGAGGATTGGCAGTTAAGGCTATCAAGGAAGCAGGGGTAGTGCTTGGGCTACGTTGCCCGTTAGATGGTGAGTACAAGAAAGGAAGGACATGGAGCCAAACGCACTAAGGAAGCAGATGGAAGAGTTTGCCGAAGACCTTACTGGTATCATTATTATCGGTGTGAAAGCAGATAATACAGTAAATGTCAAGACAAATGTGTATAATAAAGATGAGTTTCAATCAGTGTTAACAACCGCAATCCTGATGTCAGTGTTGCAACCAGAGAAGTTTAGTAGTGAAGGTAGTAGTGGATTTGACAGCATGCACTAGTCGTGCTATCATTATTAGGTAACTTAATCAAAAGGAGAAGTAAACGATGGAACTGAAACCAGTAAAAGTGCAAGCAGACCTGTTCTGGGCATTCCTGGATACACCTAACCAGATGTCAGGTAAATACCAGGTAGACCTCTGTAATCTTTCTAAAGAAGCAATTAAAACCCTAGAAGGTATGGGGGTAAATGTTCGTAAGAAAGCAGAGAAGCCTGAGCAAGGATTCTTTATCACTGCTAAGAGCGTGAACTATCCGATCACTGCAACTGATACAGAGGGAAGACAGATCACTGCTAAGGTAGCTAATGGGTCTAAGGGAATTGCTCTCTTAAAGCCCTACGAGTACACCTACCGCAATCAAAAGGGTGTTGGTGTAGGTATCAATGGTCTTGTCATCACTGACCTGATCGAGTACAATAAGACTGGCGCAACTGCCGATGAAGTTGAAGACGTTCTCTAAGAAAGGTAAACCATGAAAAAAGCATTAGCACTTCCTCAAATCACTGCCTCTGTTGGTCCTACACGGATGGTATATGAAGTTAAGGTAGAGAAATCAGATAAGGACTGGTGGCCTGAAGAGTATAAGTTTTCCATTGATGCTCTTGATGGCTCTGTGTCAATCAACGATAATGAGTTTTCCAGTAAAGATGTTGCTGCTAAAGCCCTTAAAGCAATGGCAGACTTTCTGTCCAAGAAGTAATGTTAGCATTCATCGACGCTGATATTGTTGTGTACCGAGTCGCCTTCGCAGCACAGGAAGAGAACGAGAAGGTAGTATTATCACGCGCCGCTGAGTTCATGGAGGATCTGGTGATGAAGCCTTGGGTATCAGATTATAAAGGTTTCCTCACTGGGTCTAACAACTACCGTAAAGAG